ACTGCCTGCGGTTACTTCAGTTAAGCTTGCCGGCTCAGTTGCGATGGTTATGGTTGGGGTTATGGCGGTAAAGTCTGGTTCATAAACGGATGTGAACCAGCTTGTAATGGTTGATGCCGCTACACCATTATCTCCTTCAGTGACTTCCGCTTTCCAAGGATGTTTGCTTTCTCCATCCAGTTTGTTTCTTCTAAAGACGGTTCCTTCTATGGTGGGACTGCTAAATGTAATGGAGTCGCCTTTGGTGGCAAGGCTTGTGGCGGGAACAGAGAAGATAACCCTGTAGAGCCAAAAGTAGCGATACTTTCCATTGGCCTTCTTGGCACGAAACCCAACTGCAACTGGGCTGCCACCATCTTCACTTCTTGAAACCACCACATTGTTGCTGTCAATTTTGCAGCCGGTTAAATCCTGAGCTACAACTGAACCAATATCATCAATCCCCAGGCTTAGTGATCCACTCTTAAATTCCTTGACCACCTCACTGGCACCGTCATCTGCGTAGAGAATGGCTTCAATGAGCTCAATGCTCAGCTCTGCAGTCATGGCTTTAGCCAGTACTTTAGGGGTTCCATAGGTTTCGATGCCATTTTGATCTTCTGTGATTTTTGCATAAAATAGAGAGTCCAATCCGATCGTTGCCATTTATTCTTCCTCCGTTTCATATTCTTTCATTACGTCAATGGCGTAATGATGAAATTTAGTATCATGTTCGTAACCAACATACTGTCTATCTGTGATGGTTATCCCTCCAGATTGCAGGGCTTTAGTCAGTTCCTTTTTACGTTTGTTATAATTCTTCTTTGTAAAAAGGGATAGCCTTGCCTCTGAAACAATCATATAGGCCTCGTTATCCGCAAAGAGATCCAGTCTGTCTGACATAGGTGTAATGACCAGATATTCATCGGGAGGCACATCAGAGAACACTCCTGTTTCCACAGGGATATCAAAGGAAGCCAGTATGAGATTTAAATCTGCAAGTAAGCTCATAGCTTTTCAATCTCCTTATCCAGTTCTGATTTCATAGTTTCAATGCATGCCTTCCGAGATGCTGACTTTGCTGGCTTCAAGAAGGGCTTAGGTGGCTGACCTGATTTACCGTATTCAAGGATGTTTGCAATCTTCGCATTGGCATCTCCATCACCACGAGGTTCATTGAAGCCAACCTTGACATTAAAGTTTCCATTTCGGTCTAGCTTAGTGGGAGAGAGGCCAAGGGAGGAAACCAGCTCACCGGTAGAACGGCTTTTTTCTTTGGTTTCTTTCCCAATAACACCTTTAAGGTTGGCTTTCACTTTATCCAGAACAACCTCACCGCCAGCTTCTAAAACTTTAGAGACTATTTCATCGGTCTTATCACCAAGTTTTGAGAGCTTCATCAGAAAGTCATCGGGCATTTTCATGGTTGCTTTAGCCACTTGGAACCACCTCCTTGGCCAGCACTTCAATGTACATCCCGCGGCCTTTCACATCTTCAACGGATGTAATTTCAAATCTCTTATTACTATGGATGATCACCATGGATGTCGTTATGGTTAGGCCAGGGATAGACCTGAATCTAAATAAATCTGTAGCCTCTGAAAAGGATGCTCTATTTGCCCATTTTTCATTGCCATGGCGACCTTCACGGTAGGCTCTGACAGAAGCTACAATGTTATTAACTTCTGTTTTAAACCCTTCAGCATCTTTAATGGTGACGCTCTCAATGATGTCAATAAAGGTATTCATTTTCCCAAAGCTCATAGCTACACCTTCCAATCCCGATCAAGTCTCAGCAGGAGATTGACTGTATTCCATACTTGCTGCCCAGCCTGAACATTATCTGAAAAGAAACCACCGGTGCTGCCGTCCCTGGATTCATAAAAGTGGGACGACAGCATAATGATGGCTTGTTGTGTGGTGGCTGGCATAACGGCTTCCACGTAGTGGTTCTCTGGAAGATGCTGATAGCTTTCTGCGTACCTCGTAGCGGCGGTGATGTACATCTCAAGCAGCTCATCATCAGCCGAGTGATTAAGAATAAGATTTGCTTTTACTTTTTCCAGCAGTGTCATACCGCCACCATCCTTTCTTTAGTCTGAAATCATAAGCCCTGCAGTCTTAAGCTTGGTGAGAAGGGCATTAAAATCCGCCAGTAGGCCTGAGATATCTTCAGCGGTACTAGGAGCTTGGTAATCGGCAACTGGTGTCTCAGGTACGACTGGATAAGTGGGAACATACAGGATTCCATCTTCATCAATTTTTGCAGGGACTGTGTCCGTTTCAGATTTTGGCGCAGCTTTGATTCCTCCAAGAGCTGTTTCAGTAGCAATAGTGATCTGATGAGGAGATAGCCCTGTAACAGAAGCTCCCTCCTTGATTTCTAGAGTTCCACCAATGACGGTTTTTTCACCGCCCTGTTCGGTATAGTTCTTTGTGTTATAACTCATAGGACACCTCCATTACGCTTTCTGCTGAAGCACTTTGATGGCTTCAGGTAGAATTAGCTTTCCATCCACACGCTGAGTGGCAACAAAGCCCACCTGGCCAGTGGCAGCATAGAGTTCATTAAGTCTCTTGAATACTCTGCCTTGACGATCCGCTACCCAGTAGTAGCCAAAGTCACCGAAGATGATGGACTTTGCAGATGCGGCAATGGTAGGAACGTAGGATGAAGTGTAAACAGGTCTATTCAAGATGGTATCTGGTGTTCCAGCCTGAAGAGAAGGCTGCCAGATATACTGACCCTGACCATCTTTCAGCTTCCTAATTGCCTTAATGGTGGCATCGTTCATAACGAACACGGACTTGTTTCTGTAGGGAGACTTAAGAGAGTAGAAGAGGTCCAAAATCTCATCAACGGTAATAGCTGTAGCACTTGCAGCGGTTACACCGATTTGAGCTCCGCCAGTAGCGGCAAGGATTCCTGTAGGCTTACCTGAGCCATCTCCCGTGAAGAAGGCATCTTCCTCCTTGTTACCAATACGTCTTGCAAACTCCCTAGCGATATAGTTTTCAAGATTGAAGACACTGTCATTTAGAAGCTCTTCAGACACCTTGATCATGGTACCTAGCTTGTAAGCACCAATGGAAACCTGTCCAAAACTATCATCGCTTTCAGGAATGGCACCTTCTTCATCGATCCAAGAAGCAGTACCTTTGGAAGCCACTACTGGAATCTTGCGATCGCCAGAAGAAGTGGAGATGACGTTGGCCAGCTTTCTGAAGATATTCTCTTCATCCAGGGCTTCAATAAGGGTACGCTCGAATTCATCTGGTACAAGATATCCACCTTCTGTGTCAGTACCAATCTGCAGTGCGTTCTTAATAACAGGATCGAGGCCCTCACCAGAACGAGTACGCATGGCATTCCAGAAGGCTTTCTGGTATTCTGCAGAGGCTCTGCCACCTTTGGATTCCATACCCTGGAAGATAGGTTTCCCGGTAAGCGGTGTGTTAAGTGGCTTTGAAAGCTCACGGTCCAGTGCTTCTTGCTTTTCAAGACGATCGATCTCTTTGCCCAGGGCAACCACATCCGCTTCCATTTTTTCATAGGTTGCAGTGTCTTCAGCGGATACAATACCATCTGTACCTCTTTTGGTATCCAGGAATGCTTTAGCAGCTTCCCAGGATTTTGCTCTTTTTTCACGCAGTTCAAGAATTTTATTCATAGTGTTTTCCTCCTAAAATTTAGTGTTGAATTAAAGAAAGCCGCTTTTCTAGCGACTCGATTGGGGTGCCAGTATTCTCTTTTGCTAGTTTAGGCTTTACCTTATCCAGCAGGGAGTTGGTAACAGCTCTGCGGCTAAAGGCATAGGTAAAGTCCTCGGTCTGATTTCTTTTCTTTTCATCCTCCAAGATGCCATCAGCAAAACAAAGCTCGATGGCCTTCTTTGCATTAAGCCAGGTCTCTGCATCCATAAGATGGGAGAGTTTTGTCCTTGACTGACCTGTCTTGATTTCGTAGGCATTGATGATGCTCTCTTTAACTTCAGAAAGCATGGCGATTGCTTTTTTCATTTCCTCGCTGTCTCCAATGGCCACGGTAAGAGGGTTATGGACCATCATGAGGGCTGTTGGTGCCATGAGCACCGTTGTCCCCGCCATGGCGATGACTGAGGCGGCAGAAGCGGCAATGCCGTCAATCTTTACGGTAACAGTGCCTTTGTAATCCATCAGCATGGTATAAATCTGACTAGCAGCAATGCAATCACCTCCTGGAGAATTGAGCCAAATAACAATGTCACCCTCGCCGGCAGTAAGCTCTGCCTTAAATGCCTTAGGGGTGACGTCATCATCAAA